GGTGTTGTTTTGTAATCTAATCCACGAGAGGTTACTTGTATTTCTTTTAATTTACCGCTTACATGAGCAATAGCAGATGCACCTACTCCTGTATGTCCGTCTTGCTGTATAGAGATACGAGGTGGATTTATTACATCATAATCGGATCCCGTATTCAATACATCTATTGTCTCTATTGATCCGTAGTAAATTTTATCAGAAGATTTATAAGAATATGCCTCTACACCATTCACAAAGAGTCCTACACCTTTGCCTGTTTCAGTTTTATCTTTAGAAGATCCGTATTCTGGTTTTGAAAACTTACGAAGTAATTTTTGAGCACCAATAGTCCCAAAACCAACTTCAAACGGAGTAAGTGAGTGATTAGTATTAGTTCCAATATCAGCAGTATCGAAAACAGTAACATATTGACTTCTACGGGCATTCTCTGCCGATAGGGAGAGTGAAATCGTAGATGAGGTTAGATTAGTTACGTAGTAGGATTGACCGGTGCTAAGACCTGCTACAGGAGATCCTGCTACATCAGGATTATAAAGAACGATGTCACCATTTTGTAAATTATGGTCTGGTATTGTGATTACTTCAGATCTTGTTGAAATTCCAGATGTGCTGAAGTTTTTTATTCTTTTCTGTACGTCAATTGAATAATGAGGTAAACTATTCGATGCTACAATAACAGTGTCGCCTTGTGCGTAGGTATTTTGTACGTTTGCAACATTATTATTCTGTCTTTGTAATTCTGCATGTATATGATATTGCTTACCCGCTACAAGAGATGGTGTGCTGATATAAACAACCCTATCGTTCAATATACCTGTAATTACACCGTTTTGACTCTGACCATCAATATCATGAACATTTATGATCTGCCCACTCTTATAATTGTGTTTCGTAGTCAATATAAGTTCAAAGTTCCCTGCAGAGATTACCTTGAAATCTTGTACAACGTGTCTTGTTGCAATATTCTCTAACCACTCACTATATCTAAGATCTGTCTTCTTTATACCTAGAGTTTTTATATTATACTCACTATCTTTTTGCTGAAGAATTCCAGTTCCTTCAAAACCTACAATAGAATTCAATATTCTAAGTTCTGCAGTTCTTGCACTATTATTCTGATATGCGAACGCTAATCCGCCTGAGTAAACATCATCACCCACTGCTGCGGTGCCAGTGTTAGTTACGTTCAAAAATTCCGTGAGAGTTTTGTCGGTATATTCGTATCTTCGTCTTCCTATACTGAAAAATGAAGATTTAGCAAATCCAACTGTAGAGTCTACACATACTATATCATCTCCACTTTCAATTTTCGATGTAATACGAGTTCTATTTACAGGTTTGAAAGATCCTACAATTGAATCAGAAGACAATCTTATCTTATAGTAAGTTTGTCCTTGAAGAACAATTTTCTCTACTTGATATACTGATGCACTTGCATTTCCTTGAATAATTGTTTCATTAACAATCTTTTCTGGTTCACCTGATACACTTTCGCAAATTAAGACATCATTTACAGAATATTGTGCATCTGATGGTTTGAAAAGGTATTCTTGAGGTTTTACTAATTCAACTTTTTCCTTATAGAGAGTTCCAAATAATATTTTGTACGCTTCTTCAGTTCCTTTAGCAGTATAAAAATCTTTTGACTGTCTAAGGAAATTTGATATATTTAAATCTCCTGTAAATGATCTATCCTCAAAACCCGGAGATATTTGTGTTTTTACCTTTGTGAAAAACTTTTGTAAGAAAATATTACTTAGGTTTTTTACTTTTGCTCTCTCTGCATGAGTGCTGATACCTGATTTTGAAAATGTAAGATATTCAGGAGAGTTTGTTCTTTCGCTATTTTCAATACCACTAAACCCTCTTACGCATCCTGTAAATGAAGTAGAACCAATACCAGTATAGGTTATTATCTCATCATCAATTTTGAGTAAACCATATTTACTTGGCCATCCATTTGTAGAATCGACATATATTGTTTTAGCAAACTTTTGAGTATATTGAGAAGTTGAAGTAAATCCAGTAAGATTATCTTTGTTGAGAAAATCAACACTCTTATAGTCAGTAAAATTATCAATAATATCTACTGGACCACCTTGAAATTCTTGTGATATGTAATATTGTTTTAGAAATGTTCCAAGTAAAGGATTGTCAGAATCTATCGCTTCAGGTATCTGACTTTCAATTACTTCTTGTATTTTGACTCTGGATAGTGAGGTTTCTATCATTAGTATCCGCTACTGCTGCTTGACGATGAACTTGTTGATGACGAAGATGATGTCGTGGTAGAAGAAGTATTCACAGGGTTATTAAAATTAAGAGTATCACGAATCTGTACACTATTTACTGAGTGAGTAGAACCGGTCATTTTAGTGCCATCTGGCATGCTATGAAACTCACCATAATAAGGTTGACCGTTTACATATCCTACTAATTTACCAATACCTGATGAACTTGTCACTATAGCACCTCTTACTTTATTTCCATTACTGTAACTAGATTGTATGTCAAATCTTGTTCCTGATACGTTTGCCCCCGATGAGATCAAGTCTTGCCTCATTGTAAAATTACTTTTTTCGGTGCTGAGTTGTAGATATAGTTCCTTCCTTCCCAAAACATCATTTGATAGTGGCACGGCCTGTATCTCAATAATATTTTCCGGTAAAAGTGTTGAAGTTATGTTTATTGTACTAATAAGTATTTCACCCTTCTCGTAATCAACAGTACCTACATTAGTAGAAACAATTTCGACGTCTATATCGTCTGTGAGTTTGAATAAGAACAGATTGCCTGTATTTGATCCCTGAATCACTTTATCGGCAATGTAGACCGTTCCATCGATCCCTGAGACACTGAAACCTGTGCTCTTGATATTATAAGAGTCTAATTCATGATAAAACTGATTGTCGAAACACAATTCATATTGTGTAAAAACATTTATCATTGATTTCAAATTTCTTCTTATTATTACATTCGTAATATTGGATGTAATAGAATTATCAACACCATCAATAACTGAAGTCATTTTAGAGTATTTGAATCTACCACCAAACTTATTCAACTCTCCAGACCTAGAATATTGATTTACTGAATCAGTTATCTTAGTTCTAAGGGAATTAGAGTCTCCAACAAAGTTTGTGTTGTAGTAAATATATGAATCCAATTCAACGTACAGGAATTTGAGATCTATAAAGGATGGCACGATTCCTGCCACACTGTAACTTTTGAGAGATCTTAATAAATTTGTTTTTGTGGATTCCGCTAGAAAACTACCGTTTCTTGGTTTTGCTGCGATAAAGACACGACCATATTGAGGTGGATCGAGATCTTCACCACCATATGCACTTACTGATTCTATATTAGGATATATCGAAGGTAGTAATGCTTCATAATCGGTAGCAGTCACCGCACGATTTTGTGCTGCAAATCTTCTAGGTGCGTAATTTCTTATACTTTGCACACTCTCTATATCATCTCCATTCTCAGAAGGCGTCAAAACTCGTAGTCTTGCCACAGCAGTCGGTATAAGTGCACCGCTTTCATCTTTTACTGCACCTACAAAGTTAAAGAATGACGCACCATTACCCTCTTTGCCATCTGTTTTGATGTAAGTTGCTCTTATCACATTATTCGCTTCTAATCTCTTACCAAATATACCATCTCCAAATAGTATTTCATACTTTTCATCACTTGTCTCCTGTATCAAAAATGTGTTGGATGTAGAAGTTATACCAACAATACTGTCGATTACTTTGAACTCTGTTTCAATATTGCTTGATTCATTTTCTTTGATATACACTCTGAGTGTAGATGTGTCAATGCTATCATTAGGTAAAACATATCTTTGATTTGCTTGCGATAAGTTTACAGTCCATTGCTTCTCTAAAAGTTGACCTTGATATATTTGAAGAAATCCTTTTGATTCTCCAAAGTTAGAAGCAGCAGTTATTCTTTGTGGTAAAGAGTATGTGTAGTTAATACCATTCACACCAGAGTTTGCAATTACTCCTTCATCAATACTTATTGATGTATTTGTAGTTGAGATTCCTGTAACATTAATAGAAACGGTTGCTACAGCAGCACGTTTTGATCTTGGCACGTATCCTATGTTTCTCGCAAGCGATACTACATTCTCTCTTAGTGTTGCTGAATCAATAAATGATTCATTCGCAACCATATTAGTATTATATGCTGTAATGTAGGTATTATATGCTAATGTATTGATAAGAACAGACAGATTAGATCCCTCAAAGTCAAAATCTGAGAAATTAGAGTTTTGCCTCAGATAATCTTTGATCGAAGTTTTTATATCTTCAAAATTTAGATTTGTGAATTGATTGAGAGCCATTATAGTCTAGTCGGTTCTAATATAAAGTTTATTGTTTGCATTGGTAACGATAGACCAACGATAGTGTAAGATATCTCAATATCTAAAGAATTTTCGTCAGGTTTAGCGTCAACACTAACATTGGTTAGATTGACTCTAGGTTCATGGTTTGTTATGACAGTATCAATTTCTGTAGTAATAGGATCAATGAAATCTGAGTTTCCTAATTCAAATAATGCCCCTGAAATACGGGTGCCAATGTCATTTCTAAAAAATACTTCACCAACTCTTGTCCTTACAAGATTTTGCACTGAACGTTTGATTGCATCCTCGTTTCTTAGGGGAAGCAAATCTCTTGTAACAGGGTGACGTTTGAAGGATAATGAAATATCCCGAAAACCTCTTGATATTTTGCTGAGAGGCACTTTTTATTAATACTCGTGTATTTAGTGCTATTTAGACAGTTTCTACGAGTTATCTTTCATCCGATTGATGTTGATCCTTAAAATGGTGATAATACTGATCATCTATGTCCGCCATCACTTCTCTATCCTTCCGAGTCTTCCAAAAATACTCCTCTTGATCACCAAGACCTAGATTATCATATCCATGCTCTAC